GCAAAGGCATTGCAAATTGAAAGGTTGATCTGTTCCGCCCAAGCTGCGTGGCACAATGTGATCAACGGTGTTGCCATCCATGCCGCACATCTGACACACATAGTTATCTCGTTGCAGAATTCGTAACCTGATCTTGCGCCATTTACTTGTGCTGCCATTGCCTTGTAATGCACTACTCATCAATGCCAGCCATGCTTTGCCCAATGAGCCAATGCCTTGCAGCTTGATCCAGAATACCGATGGGCCACATAGCGAAGGCTCCAATCAATCATGCGAAACCCATCGAGGTTACGGTACTTAGTGTTTCTCATCTGGCCTAAGCCAAAGTGTTTGCCGTTAGGATTAATTGCACCTACACGCCAATTACTTTCCTTTGTGATCAGCGTGTTAAAGCATTGAAACTCTTTGTAATTGACAATCCTTGAATGTGCATACAGCTTTAATGAATCAATTGATGTTGTTACTTCTTTTGCAGCTGTTGCCGGTGTTGTGCCAACAATACATAGACCGGCCAATAGCACCATACATCGCGCCCGAGCTATCCGGCACACCGGCTCGTCTGCGAGTCTGGAGCGTACCAACGCTGTCAAATACCGAGCGTAATCTTGAGCGAGTCCCACAGGTTTCACACACCTGTGCATAAAGCCTGTGGATAACTTACTCATTGACTCAACTCTACAATCCGAGCATCATCAACGATCTTGATGCCAAATGTGCCGCAACTCATGCATTGTGCAAACCATTCATGCTCTGTCAATTCTGCACCTTTCTTAAGGCCATGGCGTTGCTTTGACTTACCAAACATCTTGGAACAGATTGAGCAATCAAATAACAGAATGTGCATAATTGCTCCTTTGTAATGTCTCAATGGGTTGCAGATTGATTTGTGGCACGCTCCAATTATCTTGTGATGCATTGCGATAACGCGGCTTCTTGGCTATTACAACAGGCATCCAGCCAACAATTTGCATCTTTGGTGAGCTGCCTGTAACCAACACGGCAATGTCTCTATCATGGCGATCTGATTCCTGAATCCACAAATTGCTTGCTGGATTGGCTGACCATTTAACCTCAATGTGATCGCCCACATCTGCCTTGCTCTTATCCCATGTGATGCCGGGTGTGTAGTCATAACCCAAGTGTTTGGCAACGACATACTCGGCAGCCATTGATTCGGCCATTTGTGCCACATAAGCAAACCATGAAATGTCTTTGACAATGCGTGTGCTGTGATCAGCTGATCGATCATGGCAATGCTGTATAGCTGCAATCATGCATTGCACCTCCTCAATGCGATCTATCATCGGCAATCACCACAAAACCAGATAATGTTTTCTTGTTTGTCATAGCCTTTCTGATAGCCGAAGTGATCTAATCGCCTGAGCTGTGAGCATTTGTCACATTGCTCAATTTTGTATTCCTCAACAACCTCGCCATTGCACATCAATCTGGCCATCATCTTTTGAGGAAAAATAATCTCCATGTAATCGCTCATAATTGCGGTTCCCAATTGCCTGTGCTGCGTAATACATACCAACGCGGCGTGCATTGCTTTTCTTTAATTTTCTCGCTGCAAAAGTAGCCGCCCCATGATTTGGCTGCATCTGGCTTGCTTTGATTCCATCGCATTGATCCGTGTGAGCAAGATGGCACGGCATTTGGCACCCATGCATCCTCGGATGATCCAAATGATGGTGTGCCAGCTTCCTCAGCTTCGGTAGCTGTTTGATAACTCGGCACATCGCCATGTTTGGTTGTCCAATAGTCATAATCAGTTGCCGGTTTTTCGCTTTTGACCAATGACATAACCTCTTTGGTGGCCTTTTCCGTGCCTCCTAAAACCAAGGCCATGACACGCATCAAAGCCGATGTGCATGTGTCCTCAATCATCCAACGCCTCATTTTGTCAGAATAGGCTGCAAGATAGCCGTGAGCATGATCTATGCCAGCTGGATCAATCTCGGTCTGATTGCGCCACGCTTTTGCCTGCACCAGCACATAACCTTTTTCAGCATTAAATTCGATGATGTGAGTTTCCAACCTACCTTGCGGAAATGTTGCAAGCCATCGATCGGTGCGCTCTTTGTTGCCTTCGTAATTGTCCATGAATGTGGCCATTATTCCGCCGCCTTCACAGCTGATACCGCGTGGCGTGCCACGGCTCGGCCGCGTGTGTAACCTTGTCGCTCGCCTTCTTTAAATCCGACAGAATAGGCCATAACAGCCCACAAAGCTCCTGCGATGATCATTGCAATCACAATCGATACTTCATTCATTTTGTTGCTCCCGATTCTGGGAACAGCTGATCTGCTCCCAAATAAAGAGTGACAGGCACAGCCGACAAAATCAAGAATCACGCCTAAATTGCGGCGTGTCTTTACTTTTTCTCAATGAGATGTGTGTATAGATAATCCAATCGGGCTTCTATTCTGGAAATTTGATCCTTCATACTGGATCCCGCATTCGGTGAAAGTTCGCTCATTACCGATTTGATAATAATCCGCATTGACGAATAGACAGCTGCCAGTATTGCAATGACAAAACCACCAACAGCCGTCCATTCGCCCGGACTCACTTCTTTATGCCAAAGGTGACATCGTTGGGATTTGCCCATCGAGCTAGTACCGGCACAATTCCAGCAATTAAGCCCATTGCCAAATCTTTCGGATTTGTGTTCCCAGTCATCCAAACAGCCAAACAACCTGCCATTGCGCTTCTTGCCCACGATGCGGCAGCTGCTTTAATTTGCTTCATTATTTTTCTCCTTTTGGTCGATCCGGCAAATCACCGGAAAACGCGCCATAAGTTGGTCGGCCGTAGCCAACAACAAATGACCTTGCTCCCAAAGTTCTTGATTTCACCATTACTTCGCCGCCATTGCGCTGATCGCCCGCACCTGATGTGTTGCCTTCGATAGTCACAATTTGCTTTTCCGATGCTCGAATGACCAAGCCAATGTGATTAATTGTAATTTTGTCATCAATGACAAAATCAAAAAACACAAAATCACCAATCTTTGGTGTGCCGTGCCATCGATTCATTTTCTTAAAAGCATCAGCTCCGGCGCGAGTGCTGACTACATTTGGCACATCCACACCGGCTTGATCTGCACACCAGTTAAGAAAAGACCCACACCATGGCAGCTTGTCGGCTTTCATGTGTTTGCCATACTTTGTCTCGTTGTTTCCGGTTTCAGCTGTGCCGACTTCGGCCAGCGCAACCTGAATCAATCGAGGCAATGTGCCTTGTGGAAATGTCATGCCAGTAATGCAGCTACTTCATCGGCAGAAAGTCCAAGTTTGTCCAGTACAGCTTGCTTAGCTGCATCTTTTGTTGCTTGCTTAGCTAATTGCGCTTCATTGTTGGCTTTATCTTTTTCAAATTGAGCCATTTCAGCAGCGTTCATTTCGCGTTCAATGACTTGATTTGTTGCTAGATCATGAATTGTGATCATTTGTTTTGCCATTATTTCACCCCATAAAGTGTGTAAGTGCCTGTCATTGTTCCTGCCGAAGGAAATAAAGTAATTGAAGTAATTGCATCAAGTTGATTGTAAGTACCATAACCAATGTTATTTTGCATACCGCCGCCTACTCCATCTTGATCACTAGCCGAAACCCAATTGCAGGTTTGCCATGTTGTGGCGTTTGCATAATCGGGTATTTCAATAACCGAAAGTCCGTTGGCATTGACATTGCTATTTCCTGCAACAAATTGAATCTCAGTCTCGTTAAATGCTAAAGCTCCGCTGTTACCATAAGTAAGTTGACGTTTGTAACGCGTATTTGTGTCACCGTTGAAGCGCAATTTCAAAGTAGCACCATCAGTTCCTGTCTTAAAATTACGAATTACCAATTGTAAATCTATGTAGGCTCCGCTTATTCCTGAAATTGTAAATGTAGTTGACGATAATGAACCGGATGATAAAACCGTCATACCAACAGCGGCAGGAGTTGCCCATTTGACCTTGTATGGGCTTACAGTTGTGTCAGCCGTTAAAACCTGCTCTGTTGTGCCTATTGGCAAATTGTCATAAGTGCCTGAACCAGTACCAACAACAATGTCTCCGGCAGCTGTGATTGTGGTTGCCATGTCATTTGTGACTGTTGGGACTGGGCCAGTTGGATTGGTAACGGTTATACCTGTGCCAGCTGTCACCCCGGTTATGTCTCCTTGATCATTTGCAATCCATGTGAAATCCATGTCTGTTGCAGATGCTTTGGAAAGAATGTAACCCGATGGACCACCTAATAGATCAGCTAAATCTGTTGCCACAGCTTGACCAAAAACTTCAAAGTCTGCTGGTAAATCTGTGACCAAATCTGTCGATGTTGGCATTTGCCACGAAAATGGCGTTGTTGGATTGCTCATGTTTTCTCCTTACGCCACAATCGTGGCATTGATCCAATCCAAAGTTGGATTGATTGTGCTCCATTGCTCTACCACCGGCACATCGTTCCATCGCATGGCTTGCAATGAGAATGAGATCGGTGACAAAATCATTGAAATGTTGATCTGATTATACCCGGCGGAAAATGTCCAGCCTTCAACGAAACCCAGATAATCACCAGAATTCATGTTGAGTGGCAGATCGCTAATTTCGATTGGCATGCCCATAAACACATTAATCAGATCATCGCGATCGGCATCATCCAGCTCTGGGTTTGTCAGCTCATAGGTAATGTTGTTGAAATTGAACCGGGGATAAGCTCTTAGTTCTAAATAAAAGTCGGCTTGATCTTGAGCATCGGGTTCATGTTTCACGGTTGTTGTAAAAATTTGGGCTAATTGTCCATAAAGTCCGACCGATGCAGAATCAAGAGCATCGACCTCCTGTGATGAATTTGTGCCGTATTTAAGAGTTATCGTATTTCGGACATCGCCTGTCCGTGATTGGATGCTCAATCCTGATGCCAAAGCGTGATTGGCTGTGAGTTCCACATAACCATTGGTTGCTAAATAATTTGTTCGATGTGTGCTGTCGGCATAACCAATTTGGCCGTTGGCATCCTCGTAAATGTAGCCCAATCCGGATGTGGCCAAAGCTGAAACCAATGTGTAAACATCTGTTCGGCTGCTTGATCTTGCTGCCAGTTCATAATTACCTGGCTGATCAATTTCACCCAATCCTGTGTTTTCTGCATTTTGCCACTGTTCGGCTGGATCATAAGTTGCCCATGTGAGAGCTTGTGGAACCTCTTGCCATGTGTTAAACAAAACCTGTCCT